ATACGATAAGGTCCTGACTCCTCTTCGTATGCAACCGGAGGGTTGCCTGCCCACCAGTAATTTCCAGAATCATCAGGATCGCCAAAATGGTTATAAACTAAAGGACCATATTTAATCTTTTCTGTCATTTATAGTGCTTCTTTTTTCTTAAAATATTGTTGTACATCAAAAGTCAAACTACCCCCATAAGCAATAACACATGCTTCTACAGGACTATGAAATTCAACTATTGTCCACGTACCTTCAACAGGATTGGCAAAGAAAGTAATAGCAAGTTGTCTTTTTTCTCCATCTTCATAATCTACTGCTGCAACCCCGCCTACTAAAGCTTCTTCTCCTGCTTCTTCTATTAATTCAAGCAAAGTTGCTTTAGGCCCACATTGAACAGGTTTTGCTCTCATTTCAGTTTGAGCAAACGCTACATTTAATCCTATAAGTAAACTAATAGTAAACACAAACCCAATTAATAGTTGTGTGCCAAACTTATCTATCTTTCTAAAATTCTTCTCGGTTTCGTAATCTTTCATTTATTCCCTCTACTGTATATTCAGGTTTATATTCACCATCTAATGTATAGTACTTACCGTTGTATAAAAAACACATTAATGCTGTTAGTGTATCATACTGTTTTTGTAGGTTACAAAACCACAGCCAGTAATGTTTTAAAGTACTACTCATATATATCTTTCGTAGGGGTTTCGTCATAAGTGACTTTTTCTAAACCCCACTCAGTCATTTCCATTAAGACGCCATGTTTATAACGTCTTTCGCCTATACTTAAATCATAAGGTTCTTTTATTACTAGAGTCATTCCGCACTTACTGCAAAAAGCATAATTACCAAATATACTAGTAATAGAGTAGTTATGACCAAATAAACGACACATAATATTCATGAAAATACCCTAATAAAAAAAATTTGAAACGAGTGATTAATACAATTTTTACTTAAGTCTATTGTAGTCTTCCCTTTAAGGGTTGTCAAGAACTAACCCTGTTTTTCAAATTTTCCCAGTTCGAGGCCGTGTAGAGGTGCGCTACAGGGGGGACGCAACAATAGTCCAACTAACCGCCCCCCTACGCAACATTATTACCCTAGACTACCACCGGCCGCTTGCGCCTAACCCCTTGAAAACATTGACAAATAAAAATGACAACTCATTGATTTCATTAGAAACTATTTTCACTTTACCCCTTGATTTATGCGATGAAAAGGCTTATATATAATATATAAGATAATGAAAGGAAATGTTATGGACGATTTTGATTTAGATATGCTGGAAAAAGAAATGGAAGCAATGACAAAAGAAATGTCATTGGAAGAAATTGCCGCAATGGAAAAAGAAATCGTTGACGGCTTCGGTCAATCATTTGACGAAATTTTTGGAGGATCAAACTAATGTTTATTAATCATCGTAAAGCTGCCAAGGTCAAGGCTATCATCTTCGCTGCTCTTTTTGTTTTCGGATCAATTCTGCTGGCTGCGTCAGGCTTCGGCATGACACATCTGCCGCATCAGGAAATCGGTTTCTGGATTATGCTAGGCGTTTGTTTTATGGGCATCCTGACTGTTTTCTGGTCAGCTCTCGGATTTATTTTTGCAATGATGGATTATAAGGAATTATCATAATGGAACATCTTAAACTCAGCTGGAAGCTACACCCTAGACTAACAACCGTTTGGGCGGCGGTTTGCACTTGGCTATTCTATACTATCGGATCAATCTTTATGGGATTGATCTAAAACCCGTTTCTGCTAACCATTACAATAGGTTAGCAGGCGCCGGCCGTTTTGCCCTAAGCCATTGAAAACATTGGCAAATAAAAATGATAACCCATTGATAACAAACAAAACTATTTTCACTTTGCCTCTTGATTTTTAGGCTAAGAATGCTTATATATAATATATAAGAAAGAAACAATGAAAAGGAATAAATACCATGACTACATTTTACACAGCTGGAAAAGTTTGGCATCAGACAAAATTCCAAAACCTTCGCGACAACCTCGGCTTTCCTGTTAAAGCCCGTTGGATTGATTTAACTGATGATTGCGACATCGTTCAGAATCACAAAGATCAACTCTGGACTCTTTGCTTTGAAGATGTCCGTGATTCTGATTTCGTTCTACTCTATTGCGAGGATATGAACGAAGAACAGCGAGGCGCACTCGTTGAGCTTGGAATGGCTTATGGCTTTGGCAAATCTGTCTATGCTGTTGGCTCATGCAAAACAATTCAACCAAACAAGATTTCGGATGTTGCGTTTACTCACTATCCAAAATTCCATTGGTTGCCAACTTCTGATTTGGTTATAGGCGCAAAGATGGCTTTGCGTATCGAAGAAACTAAAAAGCAAATGATTGCTGATATTGAAAAGGATGCTGCATAATGCCTTATATCCCACAAGAAAGACGTGATGAGATTCACAACCAATTAATCGGAATGGGTCAACACTGGACACCAACAAATGCGGGTGATCTCAATTGGCTGGTTTCTAATTTCGTTGATAATATGTTAGCTGAAAATGGCATACGCTATGCCCATCTTAATGAGATGATAGGCGCGCTGGAATGTTGCAAGCTAGAATTATATCGCCGCATTGCTGCACCTTATGAAGATGAGGTCTGCAAAAAGAATGGTGACGCTTACTATTGCGATAGAGATGTTGGCCTTGGGGATGAATACTAATGGAAATTATTTTAATCTGGCTTGCTTGGGAAGCTATCGTTATCATATCAACTCAATAAGGGCGGGGGCATAGCCCCCACCTAGCGCCAGCTGGAACAAAACGTGAACAAACCATGCCTCGATTACTAACATGCATTTTATCAAATGAATACAAGGTCTTAGCCAGACCCGGCCGCGACCCGTAACCCATTGATTTCGTTGATAAATAAAAATGATAAGCCATTGATAACAAACGAAACTTTATTTGATTTACCCCTTGAAATTTGGGGTAAGAATGACTATATATAATACATAGACAATGAAACAACTTTTAATCTGAGGAGATTATTATAATGGCTAAAAATGTGAACTACTCTGCTGCTCTTACTGCAACCATCATCGAAGATTACCAGAATGGCGTCACTGTTGACGACATCGCGGCATCTATCGAGAAATCGGTTCGCTCGGTTCGTTCCAAGCTCGTGCGTGAGGGCGTCTATGTCGCTGCGCCAAAAAAGACTTCTCGGAAGTCTGACGAGCCAACCAAAAAAGAATTGCTGATCCAGCTCGAAGCTGTTGCCCCTTTCGCGGTTGACGGTTTGATGGGCGCAACCAAAGAGGCGATCAATGAAATGCTCTCGTATTTCTCGCAGCATTAAGCCGCGAAATCTGTTAGCCAGAGACCTGAGGGCTTTACGTCCTCAGGTTATCCGCTCAAAAAAATCTTATAGCAGAAAGGCAAAAAATGCGCGACAAGCTAAAATTAATTGCGGCGATTGATCGCCTTTGCAAATACCCTGTTCCCCTAACTCAAAAAATAAGGATGGTTAGTTATGACCAAGATCGGCTTCAAAAAATCTTCAAAATCGCAACGGCTTATGAGAAAACAACGGGCGGGCTTTTGCCCAACTACGGGCGTGCTACGGTCAAAAAGAAGCCTCGCAGAATTGCATAACAAACAAGCGTTTAACCCAATGAATTCAAAGGGTTAGCGCGGCTCCGGCGGCCGACCGCTAAGTCATTGAAAACAAAGGAAAATAAAAATGATAACCCATTGTTTTTATTGCAAACTATTTTCGCTTTACCCCTTGATTTTTAGGCTAAGAATGATTATATATAGAGGGTAGCAACGAACACGAGGAAAAAATGACTATTTCAAAAAATGCTTATATCGTTATGGACACTGAGACTTCAGGCTTTTCAAAACTGGTTTTCGACTTTGGTTGGACTACCATTGACAAGCGCGGGAATGTTCTTGGCAAGGCTGACATGGTTTTCTTTGACGTAGCCGTGACTGAGCGTCCTTATTTCATCAACAAGGTTAAAGGCTACGCTCGCCGCATGGACAAGGGTATACACCGCGTGACTAGCTTTGCTGTTGGTCGCCGCTTGCTGAATATGCACATTGCCCATCTCAAGGCGGCTGGTTATCGCGTCATTCTTTGCGCTTATAATGCTGGCTTTGATTGTCGCGCTCTTAACATTACCACCAAGCGCATGAAACTTGGCAACAAGTTTTTGTCGCAATCGGTCGAGCTGCTCGACATCTGGGGCAATTGGGCAATCTCTGCACCAAAGGCATACACTGCCCCACCTACTGCAAGCGGCAAGTTTTATTCGACTAGCGCAGAAAATGTCTACAAGTTTGAAATGCAGATGCCTGAGTTTGTCGAGGCGCACACTGCGTTTGAAGATACGAAAATTGAGGCGCAGATTTTGCTCAAGATTTTGAACCGCAAAAAGCGCGTTAAGGTTGTCAAGAATCCGCGTGATTTTGACTTCCGCATTTGGGAAAATTTCACTATCGAAGGGGTTGCATAATGCAAAAAATTTGGAACACTACAGGTCAAGAAGGTTGTGACGATTGCCAATGGCTGGCGAATGAGACCGAGGGGGAATGGCTTTGTTGCGATGAATGCGATTGGGTCTTGAACCACGAGGACGACGGCCAGCCTGACGAGATGCAGGAATGGCACGACTTTGATCCGCTATGTTAGGGGGGATATGACATGGACAAATTTCGCTTATTTTTAGAAATCATCAGGACTTGCGTGCCAATCGCAATTCTGGTCTTGCAGGTTTTGATTTTGCAAGGCGTGACGCTCTAAAAGGCGTTTTTGCTTGCAATATCAACCACTTACGGGGCCCCGGCGATTTTCGCTAACCCCTTGATTTATAAGGAAAATAAAAATGACAAGTCATTGAAAACACACAAAACTATTTTCGCTTTACCCCTTGATTTTTGGGGTCACAATGCTTATATATATAATATAGAAAGAAACAATAACAGAAAGAAAAACCATGATTAAAAATATCTCAATCTTCGATCTTGACGGAACAATTATTGATAGCAGCCATCGCCAGATGGTCAAATCAGATGGCACACTTGATCTTGCCAAATGGTTTGAAAATGCCACTGCTGAAAAGATTTTTGCTGACAAGGTTTTGCCTTTGGCTCAACAGGTTCGCAAGCGTCAAAAGGCTGGCGATTTTGTTATGGTCTGCACAGCTAGGAATATGCAAGATGCAGATTTTGAATTTTTGCAAAATGAGGGCATCTGTCCTGACAAAATTATCTCAAGACCAAAAGGCAATATGGAAGCCGATGGCATCCTGAAAGCTAAACAGCTTAACAGCTTTTTGTCTCTCAAGCAATTTGCAAAAGCAAACAAGGTTATGTTTGACGATGCCGCTTCGGTTCGCTCAACACTTCGCAAAATCGGAATTGCTGTTATCAATCCCGAAAAAATTGCTAGAAAGGTTGCTTAATATGTTTGGATGGATTGGATCATTTTTGGTTATCGGGCAGATGGCTTGCCTCTCGCTCGGGTTGCCAACACATTTTGCAATTATGGTTGGACTGATTGCGTCACTTTGTTGGCTCGTTCATGGGTTGGCTATTAAAGACAAGCCAATTCTATTTGTAAATTCTGCCGTAATGGTTACGGCTATTGTGGGGTTGATGCCATGAAAAATATTACACTCAAAAAAATTCTGGTTGGATTATATCTTGCCTATTCGGTTGCCACTGATACTATCATCTGGGGTGGCGCGCTTTATCTCTTGATTAATGGGGGTTTCTAATGTTTGAAAATAGATTGCAAAATTTTATCAAGTTAAATGAGCTTGCGGAAAATATCCACGCCAACGGCAGACGCGTTGCCGTTATTCTGGAAGGCCGAGACGGTGCGGGCAAATCGGGAACAGTCAAAGAAATCACCCGCTACATGCCGCCTTATGCTTACCGCGTCCAGTCGTCATTTATGCCTAGCAAGCGCATGATGAAATGCTGGTTGCCCGAATGGAAAAAGCTTTTGCCAAAAAAGGGGCAGATGGTTATTTATGATCGCTCATGGTATAGCCGCGCTTTATTGCAGCCAGTCATGGGCTGGTGTTCTGATCGTCAATACAAAAATTTTATGCGTGACGTGACTGACTGGGAACATGACCAGCAATTTGAAGTCGTCAAGGTTTGGCTTTCGGTTAATGAAAAAAAGCAGCGTCAACTTTTAACACGCCGCATTAATGACCCGCTTCGCTATTGGAAATACAGCCCGAATGATCCAAAATCGCTTGATGCCTTTGATGCGATCACTCAAAAGAAAAATCTGATGTTTAACCTGAATTATGATTGGAACGTGGTTGACATGGAATATCGAGATCATGGACGTAATCGGGTTATTGAAAACATTATTTCGCAACTTTAATTTCACAAATCATGGTAAACTTAGCGGGTCGAAAGACCCGTTTTTCTTTACAAAAACAAGCACTTGCGCCGGTTACACTTAAAACGCGTTTTATCCAATTAAATCAATGACTTACAGGTGCCCGGGCGCGAACCCCATTTTGTCAATGAAAACAATGCGTTACGTGCTGCTGTTAAACCATGAAAATGCAATTAAAACAACGGGTTAGCTGTGTCAATAGAAAACTTACGCGGCATTCTTAATGTGATTCGGTGGGTGGGTGGGGTGCGTAGCGCCAGTAGTAGTTCGACGATTGTCAAGTAGAAAGTGAAAGTAGTTTCTAGCGCCAGTGCGAAAGCGATCAAGTCAAGTGTTTTTTTGGCGCAAATGCAAAAAAAATATTTGTGGATCTGAAGTCTCTTTTCGCTTGATTGTTGGCTGAAAGTTTTATATAATAATCACATCAAGACAGAGAGAGGGTTAGCATGATGTGGCAGAAAGCGAAAAATAAGTTCACTTTTGACTTGCTTCATCCTTTCAGATCTGTTAATATCACTTATAACAATCAGAGAGAAGGAGACTGCAACATGGCAGCACAAGTAAACTACACACCCGAATTAACCGCAACCATTATCGAACAGTACCAAGCTGGGACTGACGTAGCTGACATTGCAGCTTCAATCGATAAGAGCGTCCGCTCAGTACGTTCTAAGCTGGTTCGTGAAGGTGTATACGTAGCAACTCCTAAAGCTAAGTCAACTCGGGAGCAAGGCCCAACTAAGAAAGAGATTCTTCGTGACCTTGAGAACACTGGGTTTGACGTGTCAGGCTTTGAAGGGGCTACCAAAGATGCAATCATGCGTTTGATCGCAATGCAAGCTAACTAAACAATTGAAGGGGCAGGGTTTTTCTCTGCCCCTCTTTTTTAACTAAAGGAACAACCATGCCTGGAATTAGATTATCATTTCTTCGTGATGATGCCCAAGAACAGTGGGTAAGCAAAGTAGAAGAACTACAGCCTCAAACAGATACTACATATATCTGGCAAACAGACCAAATCAAACCAACTCGCGAAGGACTTCAGCAACTATTCGATAGATTTATCTCTAGCACAGGTGTAGTCGAAGACGATTAGTGCTTGCACGGCGCCAGAGCACCAGCCTAAGTGTCAAGTCGAAAGTCGATTCGTCTGCTAGGATTAGTACTTACGTAAGTAAGTCTATAAGTGCCTATGCGCCAGTGCAATAACGAAGTACTTTATCGAATTACGTGGTCGATAGCTAGTAAATATATAAAAATAGCCCTAGTCACAGGCTAGACCCCTCCCCACCCTGGTATTTTACCATAAAAACAGCCCAATATGCAAGCAAACTCTCGCTCCCTACGGTCGCGAAGCACAAAAAGATGTAGTTTTGCAAGCTTTTAGCCAACAAATCACCAAAAACAATCAAAAATAAGAAGAAAACATACAAAATAAGTAAAAAAACGTAGTTTTTTAGCTGTTTGGCACCCGAAAAAGTAGGAAAACACTTGTCGCGAGGTCCCGCTGCGCAGCCCCAAGCGAACTCCGTTCGCGAGCTGAGGAAGAAGAAATCCGATTGATGCGCTGCACTTAAACACTTCGTGTTAAAAGTGTAAACCAGACGCACGCTTCGCGTGAGATCGAAATAGCTATTATCTGTGGGATGTAGGTATCAATAGAAGGAACGAAGTTCCGCAGCTGGTA